CTAGACCTCAGGGTGTTTGCGGCCGAGCCGTGAAATACGGTGAAACGCCCGCCACCCGGTATCGCGCGCCGGTGCGGATTCACCAATGTGATCGGACTCGGGATCGAAGGTCCCCCGATTGCCAATCGCGCTCTTAACCTGATTAGCCTCGAAGATGGCGAAGTTGAGGCTGCGGTTTTCCATCAACACGATCCCGTCATAACCAGCATCATGGATATACTCCACGAAGTCCGGCGCCTCCAAGGCATCCCAACTGCCCTTGCGGAGTGCCCTGGTAAACTGCTTTTCCGTCAGCAGCGGCGTCGAGACATCGTCAATGTTATCGATCTTCCAACCGAGGCCCATGAGGATGCGGTTGCTCTCAAAACGATCCTGGATGCCGCCGGTCTCATCATAGAAACTCCCGGCCATGTGATAATCTTTGCGGTAATCGAATGGATTGACGATGCGCAGATAGACCGGCATCACCTGGGCGCCCGCCCGCACCTCAGGCGAGCGCTCGTCCGAGGCATAGGAACTGGCAAATTGCGGCTTCACCGAAAAGAACGCCAACAGACCGCCCCGCCCCGGCGCATCCTCATTGGAAAACGTATGAAAGTCCGATTGGGTGCCGTGATAGCAGCGGAGCGGCTTCCCCGCCTTATCGACCACCTTACTGCCCGCAAACCACTGCTGGAAGGCGGCCGTCTCGGTGACGGGCGGTGGGGCTGCGGGGGACATGATCGCCTCCACCAGCCGCATCCAGGCGCGAATACTCATCGTTTGTTGGCATCCTCAGTGTTTTCATTATTTAACATGAAGTTCGATCAAACCAAACGGTTGACCCAACCCGATCGCCAGCATACACTCTGGTGTGCGATCTGACACGAGTTGCAGGCCATGATCGCAACCGAGGCTGCGCACGGTCACGAGAATCGATCACAGGACGATCACGAAGGGCGACGAAAACAGTAGGTGTCACCCGAAATGGCTACGAAAAGGTTATGCTGAGGGACAAATAGCTACGATTCAGTCAGTCAGAGGCGGCTACGAAAAGGTTATGCTGAGGATGGCGGCTACGAAAAGGCTACGGTAAAAGCTCTAGGTCGGCCTTGGCCTTGGCGTCAACGCCAGTCACACATTGTGGCGGCTACGAAAAGGCTACGAAAAGAGCGGACGTCCCCAGGCGTCGATCCCCGGCTATGAACAGTCATCCTCTTGATGGCTACGAGAACTACGATTCCTTTGGGACTGGCGGGCGCTCTCGATGATCTGCCCTGGATAGAAGGTCGCCGCAATCTCTCGCGCCCGCTTGGGATTGGGCGACACATCGATCGCCACCACGTGATCGTTCATGTCCACGATGTCGAACCACATGTTCTCCGGATTGAGTCGCGCGTGATAGTGCAATGAATGTTTTCGCTCGGTGATTTGCAAAAGTTCTCGCAGGGTCATGCAAGTATTTAGTCTTTGGCGGCACAAGATGTTAAAGTTTGTCGTAGCCATCCACCATACCGGGTGACTGGATCAGCTTCGTCGTGCGCGGACTCTCATGATTTTAGTAGCCATCCATCGGATGGCTGCATCCGATCGTCCCCCATTTGAGGTCTTCCGTTTCCGTAGCCAGCCAAACAAGATGGATGACTGTAATAGCGCCTTTGCTATCATGCCGTGCAAATACTTCCCGGAATGGTCGTAGGCAACTCCCCTTCCTTTTCGTAGCCACAGGAGTGGCTGCATCCCATCAGCCCGTGTAGCCGCTACGCAAGCCAGTTTTCGTAGCCATTCGAACAGGAATGACTGCATCCCGGATACCAACGGGGTGACGGCTCAGCAGATTTTTGTAGCTGTCGGCGTTTTCGTAGCCACCTAAATGCGAATGCGTCTTTTCGTAGCCATCCCGATCGAGGATGACTGATTCATTATCCCAAGGCTGCGCCTGCTGCTTTTCATAGCCATACAGGTTTTAATATCAAAGAGCAGGCGCTGTTATACCAATGGTCCGGCGCAGGTCAACCGGTCAATCGTTTTGCTCGGCCATCGATAAACGATTAAGCCCTTCGACGTTGCGCAGCATGCCTTCTAACGGCGTGCCACGCATCAGGTGATTCAACGTCCCAGCCAAACTGGTGCCCTGAACGATCGCCAATGGCGCCAGATGTTCGGCAATCTGTTCGAGTTGTCCGGTCAATGCCATCGCCGTCAGAGCCTCGACCAGACGCGGCGCGATGGCGTCCATCCGAACCTTCTGTGCATCAGCCATGCCCGCCTCGGTCCTGATCGACCGCTCGGCATCGAAATCGGCAAACTTGCGGGTCAATTCGCTCTGCGCATTCTGCGATTCCAAGATGATGTCATTGATCAGCTTCGAGAGGGTCGCTAATACCTGCTCACCGGCCTTGCGATCCTGCTCGACGGCATTCAGCGTTAGCACCTGCTGGTGTTCGATCTCGATGCGGGCGGCCTCTGTCTTGGCCAATTCCACAACTTGTCGGCGTTCTGTCTCCTCCATCCCCTCAACCAAGGCGGCCTTCGCCTGAGCGCGTTCCAAGGCAATGGCATCGATCAGTCTCTCCTGCTGCGAGCGGGCCAGCAAATCTGCAATCGCCCGATCCATCACATCCACACCGACGACTTCGAGATCGTACACCGTCATGCCGTTTTCGTTGAAATGCTTCAACGGACGCGTGCCATCCTCGCTCTGCCCCAGCACCATATCACGCAGGATGTTGGCCGCATCCCCATAAAACGCCTGGATACCAACCGTGCGCACGGTGTTGCCGATGAGCGAGCGCAGGTGATCCACCATGTACTGGACATAGTTGTCGATCGCGAACCATTTATCGATCTCCTGCGGCTCGAACCGCACCAGATATTTGACCCGCACATTGACGTTCACAAGGTCTTGCGTTTTCAGACTGAGGATATCGCTGATCGGATTCGAAATATACCGCAAATAGGGCGTCGCCAACCGCGCCGCATCATGCTTTGGCGTGCCCATCGACAGGGATAACCGTTCCAGGTATTCATCATATTCCAGCAGCACGGTTTGCGGCCCGACAATGGGTTTCCGCTGGCCCTTGCTGTTCACCACCTGCACGGCAAATCCCGACCAGACATCGATCCGCACCGCGCCATCATATTTGGTATTGAGAGTGATCATGCGCGGCGGGGTGTAGGTGGTGCTGCGCGGTATCTGATCGGCAAACGTCGTGGCACTGGTGGCCGACGCATAGACCCGGCCCGATCCCGTCGCCGGGATGTAATTGCGGGCAATCGCGCTCTCGATATTGGCCGGATCGGAGATCGCATTGATGCCCATGGACGCCAGGGTCTGGTTGAATTGCCGCACCTCGTGGTTCTGCGGGAAATACAGATCGCATTCGGTCTGACTGAGAATGCGCCGGACGATCACCTCTTTGATCGGATTCGGCAGAAACATCCGAGGCCCCGTCACCAACGCGATATCGCCGCTTTGCCGGTTCAGCACATAGCGCCCTTCGCCGGATGGCACCGCCACGGCATAGGATTTGTCATTCTTGCCATCGTTGCCGCCGTAACTGATAATCGCATGCTCTTCGCGCGGATAATAGATCGGCATGTCGGCGCCGGTGATGAACATCTCATCGCCCGCCTTGTGCACACAATCCTGCTCCTCGTAGTCGGCAATGACCTTGATGTGAATCCCATTGGTCGGTTGCAGTTCATAGGCGCGGAATTTGCGCTTGTCGTCCCGGTTGTAGAACTTCTGAGTGGGCGTCGGAAACACCACATCCGGGCCTTTTTTGTATTCCTTGTTGCCATCCTCGCCGATCAGGATGGCATATTCCAAACGCTCCAAGGTAACCGCATCGCGGACATATTCCTTGTTCTCCGCCAACACTTCGACCCCTGAGGGCGGAATATAAAACGCCACGCCGGTCCCCTGGATGATCAGTAGCTGTCCGGTCACCAGCGTGTCTTTGTTGATCCCCAGCACACTGCCCGCCGTACTCTCGATCGGCGTGGTGTCATCCTGACTGGCTACACTCTTGACGACCGACTTGTCCCAGTTCAGCTTGGCCGCCTCGTCATCATAGACCCGCACCATGAGATATTGATTGGAGCGCAGATGATGGCCCGGCACCACGGTGGCGATCTGGCCCGGCCACAAGGGAAAACTCTGCGGTCCTGGCAGGTTTTCGATCTGCCCGTAGCGCAATGTGCCGACCGGCATGATCTCGGCTTTACTGGCCTCCGGTTGACCCCCCGCCTTGGCCGGATTTTCCAACACCACATAGTAGCCCTTGGGCGCGATGATGTTGGTCTGGATGGCAAGCTGGGTGGTGTCAACCGGCACAAACCGCTTCTTTATCGCATCAAACACGACCAGCCGATCGGTGTTGGACAAGGATTGCTTGATCGGTCCGCAGAGCGTGTTGATGTGACCCTTGGTCTCATCCAGCACAAACGCAAACACACCGGGAGGCAGAATCAGTTCCGTCTCACGCGCCTTATAATCGTCCGGCATTGGTTCAGTCCTTTTGCTTGATCCAAGCCTCATCTATGACGATCAGACCGGCGCCGCAAGTGGTTTGTGCGCGGACCGGTCAATGCAGCGGGGCGCCAGCAAAATGCAACAAAACCGTCACCACCAATGAACATATCGCGATAGCGCCAGAAACAATCGCCAGCAAGGTGTTGCGCCGGGCCGAGTCGGCAGTCGTTTCCTGCACAATGCGCGCCTGAAGACCGATCGTCTGTTCCGCGTCGCGTTCTGCGTGCAAACGATCCCAATCTTTGGCATTGGTGTCCAAACGCACGAACGTAGACTGTGCCTCGATGATCCGCTGATTCTCATGATTGAGCAGTTCCAGGCGGCGTTCATACTCGATCGCCTGAATAGCGCGAGCCTTTTCCATCGCGGCGAGACAGGAGAATATCAGTTCACGCAAGGTCTCATTGCGCGTGAGACTGATCTTGTTCAATGCCTCCAACCGTTCTTCGGATTGCATCTTATTAGCATCGACCCGGTGATCGATGATGCGGATGACACCCTCAAACTGCGCCTGAATGGCAATCGCCGAAGCCGCCACCCGACGCTCCACAATGTCCGCCGTCCGATCGATATGCGCTTGCTCTTGTCTGTCCATAGACCGAAACACCCTAAAGGCCAAGATGATACAACGCGGGTCTGCCGGTGGCGGTCAAATCGCCACAGGGCGGGGCCTGGGAGCCTGCTGGGGGCGGTGGCAGGGCGGCCCGCAGGGGGACTAGCCCAGCGTCAGTAACGGCCTGTACGACCGTTACAGGGCCGTTATAGAGGGGGTGGGTAAATCGGCTTTCGAAATGCGTCATGCACATGGTGTGAAGACCTCCAGAATTCTAGTTATCGTTTATTTAAACGATCCCAGAGGCAGATACCCGAGGATGTTATCGGTATACGGGATATTCGGGTCCCGCACGATCGAGACCGCCTGATCCATCGCGATGCCGGTGGCCGACACCCCGAGAATACCGGTCGTGCGACTGACCGATGGGATGATGATCGTCCCGGCGATGCCAGAGCCATAGACGCCGAACGGATCGCGCCCGATCGGGAAGATCAGCGGCACCCTCAGCGCCGGTATCCGATACGGGAGATTGCCCGCATAAACGACGCTACCCGCTAGATGCGAGGCCGCGTTGGTGACGCCCACCACAACGGTGGCATGGATCGGCGCAGTAACCGTGACCGAAGTGATCAGCCCGCTCGTGCTGACATTGTAGCTGCTGGCTGGTTGTAATATCGAATTGATCCTGACATCCACCGCGCCGAGCGTATTGACCACGTAGATTGTGGCGCCGCCCGGACTGAGGCCGGTGCTGAGCAGACGAACGGGACCCACCGAGGTGCCGAGCGTGCCGCGACGCAAGTGCCCCAAGGTGATCTGATTGCCGACCCGCACCGCAGCAAAATACTCGATGCGTTCGGCATCAATCCATATCACCCCTGGTCGATTGCCGAGCGGCAAGGGCAATGGATCGGCCGGTTGCAGTTTTGCCGCCAGGGGCTGGGTGTTCAAATCCACCACGATGCTTGTGGCATTGCCGGGGAGATCGCTATCCAGTCTGCCTGCGTAATACGGCGAACGCAGCCGATAGTCGAAGCTTTGATCGAGAACCGGAGCCATGCGCAGAACCGAGGGTGTGCGGGTGGCGTATTGATAGTGCAGGGTCGGCGTCGCGGGTAGCGCCGAAAATGTCATCATCACCACAAATCCACTGGTCTGGTCTGCAATGGCCAAGGCCGGAAGCGTCAAGGTCACATACGGCACGGTGGCCAGTTTGGTTACAATATGATAATCATCATCCGGGACCAGGGTCAAGCCGTTCATGGTCACCAGCATCATGTTCGGTGCAACCGAGGCGGGTAGCAGATAGGTTTGGTGTGAGTTCAGCCCGGTCACCGGATAACTCGATGTGCGTATTTGCATGCTTCCGGCATTGCTGAAGGTTGTCGCGACAATTGTATCGAGACTGTTGATCGGCCGTCCCAAGAAGGGAAGCGTCTTACTGGTCAGGAAATCCGCATCCAGGGTGACCACGCCCGTGTTGCTCACTGTGTAATCCGGGGTCTGTCCCGCAAGGCTCACCACGGCGGCGATTTGATACGGATCAAAGGCTTGCGTTTCCAGTGCCACCAGCAGATTGCCATACACCACGAACTGGCCTGCGATCATCGTCGAGGGGGTCTGCCCGACCGGCACCACGATATTGAGCGGATGCGTGCTGGGCGAACTGGACAAGGTGCAAATCGGGATCGCAGCGGTATAGAGGACGTTATTATAATAGACCGTGAGACGATCCGCGCTTGAGGTCGGAGCGATCGGCAGATACATCCAGGGCGTGGCTGGAGTGATCAGGCCATAGAATGTTTGTGGCGGAGTCAGACGCACCCCGCTCACCTCGATAATCGTTCCGGCGTGTGGCGGCATCGTCACCGGATCGGCGATCGTCAAAGTCCATTGCAAACCGGAATTGAATGCCAGGACCTGTTGTTGCACCGTAGTGGCTAGGGCAGCGCCACCCGGACAGACTAATTCTTGCTGATACGTTACGATACCGGACACCGGATCGGTTACTGGATAATCGCTGTAGACTGGCAGATAACTGATGAGTGCGACATCGCTGCCCACAGACGGCGGGACGGAAAGCGTGACGCTCGTGCCATTGACCTGATAGCCGCTGGACAACACAACGCCATTGACGATCACTGCGACATTACTGGCGAGCGTGGCCTGGGCGATGCTCAGCGCATTCACCCCGGAACTGAGAAATTGACTATCAGTGACCGGGGTCAGACCGCCGAAGCCGAACACATGCAAGACCACGCGAGTGACCGGGCTGGTTTGCAGCGTGGCATTGATCGTGACTGTGCGGCCAAAATGATCGACTGTGTAATCGGTGCCGAGGGTGGCGCGCAGGCCATTGCAATGCACCAGCACGGCTGCCGCTGATTGCGCCATGGTGGCAAATGAAAACGTCTGGGTGCCGGTGAAGGCAGGCAGATCAAATCTCTTGATTTCGATCGGCGGTGCCCCGGCATTGGCCAAACTGGTGACGATGAGTTGCAAGCCATCATCGGCCGCATAGCCAATGCGTTCCTCGGGATGCTCCGCTTCGAGTGCCGGATCGCGCAGGCCGTATTCGCGCGGCTGGCCGGGGAGGGACGGATTAACGACGGTTGTCTCTACGGTGGCGAAGCGATCGCCGCTGACGGTCAGGGCGACCTGTGAGGTCTCGCTGATCCCGAGTGTATCCCACCCGGAGGTGGGATAATTGCTGACTGGATAGTCATTGGCATTGAATATAAAGCCATCGACCCAGCCGCCTTTGAATTGCAGGTTCAGCAGTTGCCCGAGATCGGTTGGCATCCCGGCACTCGGCTGGTAGTAGCTGGCTATCCGGTGCACTGCGCCGGATTGATCATTGGCTTCGTCAGTGGTGTTATCCCAGGGCTTGGTATCCCAGGTGGCGACGTCCCAGCCCCCGGCTGCGGCACTGCCGACCACGCGATCAAACAGCAGGGTGACCGTGACCTGCCGATCCAGGGCCGTCGCGGCGACCGTATTCTCGGCCGTGGAGACCGCCAAGGCGATTTGCTGGGCGGTTCCCCCATTGGCGCTCGCCAAGGCGCTGGCGGCCGTCCCAGCGGCAGCCATCGCGGCAATGATGGCCAGATAGTTGGTATACCAATTCACCCAAGGCTGGGTTTGCAGAATCGCAATATCAGTGAGGTTGGCGGGATCGAGCACGCGATAGACGCCCAGCCGCTGATCCCAATAGACTGGCTTGTCGAAATCGGTCGCCAGGGTGGGGGCGATATCGGTGGGGGGCGTGTAGCTCGTGGCATATTCGCGTATCTTCACGCGATAGGGTTTGACTTCATTGACAAAGTCAATCAGGTTGACGGTCTGATCGACTCGGGTGAACGGGGTTTCCAGCAACGGCACGTTGTAGCCCAGAATGCTCATGAAAGATGTTTTGAAAGCCCAATCAACATTGCTCTGCTGGGCATGGACAAAATCCACCATATTGAACCACAGCGTGTTGATCTCAGAGTCTTTCAGCACATTGGCGTAGCGCAGGGCATCGAGCAGACTGCGCAATTCCCATGAGCCATCACGCAAGGTGACATCGGACGGGGCCAGCAGTTCCGCGCCGGGGGCCAACCATGTCGGGGTTTCCGGCACCCGATCGGGATCGTATAATGCCTTGGCGAGTTGGATGGTGCCATTTTCGATCGCCACGGTGGTCCAACTGGCGCTCGTCGGATCGAACTGGGTCCAGATAAACCCACCCGTTCCGGCATCATCGACAACCACCAGTTGATTGACCGGCTGGGTCCCTTCGCCGATATTGCGCGCGGCGATAGTGGCATAATGGATGACGGGCGGATCATTCACACTGTAACCGGAAGCGTAATAATCAGCATAGCTCAGGAACACATCGCTCGCGCTATCATCGGCAGCGGCCAGGATCAGATGGTATCGCTGGGTGCGTAACAAGCTGAATGGTTGGCCAGCGCCTTGATAGGTCCAGATCGCCCAGAACCCTGTGGGAGGTAGCACCAGAACGCGATCGCCCAGGCTGAGGGTCGCAAGACTGTCGCGGACGGTCTCGGAGGCGACCTGCACTTCGTAGGTGGGAGCCAAGGCGAAGAAGGCATCGGCATTGAGCAGCAGAAAGGCAATGATCTCGGCTGGGGTGGCCGTGCTATTGGCCTGCTGGAAGCTGGCGCTCGCGCGATTGGCTGCCACCCCATCGAAGGTCCAGATGCTCCAATGCGGGACGAAGCTGGTCAGACTGTTAACCAAAACCGTCATGGTTTGGCTGATCGGCGCGACGATCCCCGGCAGCAGGTTCCCGGCCCCGAGGAAATCCGCGCGCGCCAGTAGATTATCGCGCTCGGCCATCGAGTAAACCTGTACCATCCAGGCCCCGACCGGGGGCGGTTCCACCGGATAGGAGGCATCGGTTTGTGTCCATTGGAGCGTCGCACTGGGCGCATCATAGCGGGTCAGGCTCGGCAACACCGCCGTGCGTTGCACGCAGATCGGCGTTTGCGCAAAGATCGCGTTCACCGCATCGACGAAATTCTGCCGCGCGTCCAGCAAGCCCCCCCGTGCGCCCAGCATGCCGCTGATCTGAAACATGTTTTGACCAGACTGAATCCCGACATTGCGTTGCGCCGGGAGCGTGCCAGACGGCAAACTGCGCATCCCCTGCAAATCAACCGTGAACCCGGTCAAACTGTCGCGCAAATGCTGCCACAGATAAGCCGATGGCAACGAGGACGGATCATTCGGCCGCATCAGCGCCCATTGGTCATGCCGCTCCGCCAGATCGCGAATCGTGTGCTGCTGCACTTTCATCACTGTGCTGCTATCATCCAACGCACTCGCGACCCCACTGATCAGCAAACCATTGCTGCTAATGGGCGCCATCCAAGCCAGACCGGCACTCGATGGATAGGTAATCGCCTGGATCACCGTGGCCACCGAAAGACTGCGAAACGAAACCACGGGTACAACCGTCAGCCCGCTGACCCAGAAGTAATACTTCAGCACATCGCCGAGGGTCGGATCATACACCACCCGCTCGACCCAGGAGGGCGCGTCCGTGAGATACACCCGTCCCAAGGACGAATCGGTTATGGCCTGGGCGATATAGGTCGTCGGATCGACGAGGCTTTCGATCCATTCATACACATCGACGCTGCTAAGTGGCGCCACACGGGTCCATTGCTGGATGCGATAGTGCAACTCGACCACATCGCGATCGTTACTTGCGCCTAAGACATCGGTGGAGGGATCGATAAACTTGACGGTGGCGATATTCCACCACACCCGGCCGCGTTCATTCGGCCCCCACGGGTTGAGCGCAGCAGATGTCGCTCCGGCGTTATAGCGGGCCGGATCGAACGGGGTGAGATAATCGAGTTCCTTGCGGGCGCGGCCTGCAATTAAGCCAGCAACCGGATCGATCACGTCGATGGCGTTCACCACTGGCGTGTTGCTGCTCATGAGCATACCCGTGATCTGCGTCCCGGCTGCATAGATCAGCGTCTCGCTGATCGTCGTCGGATTATTGCGCAGGGGCTGCTGGCGGGCGAGAGACCATTCGCCGCCATCCCATTGCTGCACCGTCCAGGGCATCGTGGCTGAACCGTCGATCCAGGCGAGGTCGCCGATCATCCAATCGTAGCCCGCGACCATCAGCGTCGCCAGATCAGGAAACCGCATTTCGCGCAGAATGCGCACCATAGGCGCGGTGTCGGTGGGCAGATAGACGTAGCCCTGTGTGCTAACCGAATCGATATCGATGGTATTATTGGCGAAGTTGATGGCGATCAAGGTTGCGACACCATGCAGGTCCGGATAGGACAGACTGGGCGCATCAATGACGATGTAGCTACCAATGTCACTTTGTTGCAGATTGAGTGGTTGGCTGAGGGTCAGTCGCGTGGTCTGGGTCGCGGTTCGATCGGTGCTGCCGATGACGGGTGCGAGCACGCTGAGCAGCGCATTTGGGAGCGCCGCTGTGTTAAAGCTTTCCAGCACCGTAAAGGTTAGATCGGCTCGTTCATACACCCAGAGGCGTTCTCCGGCGGGCAAGGTAGCAGTACCTGCCTGCAATTCTTGGCTGAACACCGTCGGCACGTCGGCCCAGGCGAACACTGTATTGGCGACATCGGTTAGCCGCACCGGCCCGGCAATCGGCAAGGCGGCAGGGACGAAGCCGCTCTGCATGGTGAAAAATTGGCTCGGGTTCGGCGGCACGTCATACCAGCGCGGATCGCCCGGCGCGAGCATGATCCAGTTCAGCGGCGCATTGGCGAGCGGCTGAAAACTGACAAACTGCGGATCGTCACGGGTATCGGTCTGCGCCAGTTGGAACGTCACGAACCCATCGGCCGGAGCCCCGTATTGGCCGACCTGAAAGCCCCATTCTTCGAGGAACGATAGCGTGCTGTTGCCGGATGCGCGGGTGCTGCGCATCAGTTTCTCGAACACGCCGGGGGCACCCTTCTGCTGGATCATTCCTTGATAGAACTCAAACTGCTCGACTTCGGCCAACAGGAGGTTATCCAGGTAATTACGCTCGGCATAGCCGATCACGTGACGTGCGTAGTCCCGCAGGTCGGCCACATCTGCCAGTTCGATGTCAAACATGTAGCGCACATCATTGGCGGCTTTCTCGAAGCTAGAGGCCAAGGTGTTGCCGGTGATGACGAAGCCGGGTGCGTCCAGCCGTCCGCTCCATTGCTGCGCCCGATTGCAGATCAATTGCAGACGCGGCTGGCGGAGATTGAACAACGGCAGATAGATGGCATCGTCAAAGATGGTTACGTTATCAAAAACTAACAAATGTTCGATGGTGCTGAGATAGAGCCGGGCCAGGAAGATATCGGCATTCAGCGCGGTGATGGTCAGATCGCCATCCAGACGGCTGAGCAGGACGTTGTTTTGGCTGATCGGGGCGCCGACGCGATCGCACAGCCCGAAGAACCCCGTGCTGTTGTCCTCCACGTTATTGATCGTCCCGGTGAGCGTGCTGAATTGGATTTGCCGCTGTCCGGGCGACAGGGCGATGAAGTTGCCGGGCTGCCATTTGACCTGCGTCCAGGACAGGAATTCCAATGCCGCCATCGACCAGTTCAGGATCGCGCCGGATTGCGGATCGGTGCCGCTGAAAATCCACCCCCGTGATACCAAGTAACGTTCATAGCCGAGCAGAAAATCGCCGACCGCCTGATAGGTGTTGAATATCGTGCCATAGGCGACTTGTTGGAGCGCCTTGAAACCGGTCGCATAGGTGACGATGCGTGGCGCCGGGATCGCGAATGGACTGAGATCGGGACGCGGGGTCCAGAAACTCAGTTCGAAGATCGGGCCGCTGGTGTGCGAGCGTTGGCACTGATACACCGAACCCTGCGAATTGCAGTAAGTATTCAGCGCATACCACGTGCTGGCTTGCCAGGGGCTGATCTTCGGTTCCGCGACGCTGGCGAGACTGATCACGCCTTTGACCGAGGCCGGATCAGGCGGGATGATGGTGAAGGAAGGGGTGCGCCCGTCATAGCCAATCACCCGCCACCCGGCGCCCGTCCACTCGACGATCACGCCGCTATAGACCTCGGTATCGTTGGGTGGCGATGTATAGAGAATTGTCTGCACATTCTCGGCAGGTAGCAAGCCGAAACTATCGCACACCGCCTGCACCGTGTTGCTCGATACGAACCCCGCCATCTGATGCAGCAGGCGCACATCCAAGCCGCGCACCGCATCGCCCAATTGACTGCTCGTGCCGCCCTGCGAAACCAGATAGTCGGCGAGCCATTGCGAGACGCCAGTGACCATCACAGGTTGGCCTGCCGCATCGCTCTCGCCATGCAGCAGATTGGTTGAGTCAGTGGAACGCAACAAAGTGTTCAGATCGACCCATTGATCAGCGATCAGGCCGCGCGTGAGGGTCGTCCAGCAGGTATCGGTGAAGCGGGCGGGCTTCATCAAAAAACTGACACAGGCCAGGGCATATTGAAACGACGGGGTGGTCCGCCAAAGCATCTCGACCGGACCGAAATCGCCTGCTTGCCAGGGCTGGCTGGAGAGCGCGACGAGCCCCGAAGTGACCGTGACCAGACCGATTTGGGTGGGATCGCGCAGATGGCCCGTCGCATCGACCGGCAAGACCGCCAGCAGACCGGGCCGAGAATAGACCGCATCATAGCCCGCGCGCACGCCACCCGCGATATAGCCGTTCGTGGCGTCGATCCAGACCCGATTGCTGGGGGTGTAAGGCGGCGCGCCATACTGCGTCACCCACCAGGACGGCTGAGTTTGAAAGCCCAGCATTTCCCAGGGACGCAGATGTGGCGCATCGGTGCCGTAATAATCGTGATAGACCGCGCGCCAGCTTCCAGCCATCGGCAAGCCAAAGAGGTCGAGGCTGCCGCGATAGTTCCAGGTGAAAGGATTGCTCGGATCGTAGCCCAGCGCATTGCGATAATCCAGCCCGTTGTTCTGCGCCCAGATTTCGAAGAATGGCGCCAGCAGGCTGCTCACCTCGGCGTGGCTATAGCCGTTCGCGGGGGCGTAGAAATGCCCGCCACACCATTGCTGAATGTCAAACACCGGCCGCGCTTCGGTCTGCAACGCAGGATCGAGATTGGTGTAGATTAGTTGTTCCAGCGCCAGGATGATCGCATCGCGCCAGTCATTATTGGCGGGTGTGCGACTGCCGTCATGCCCCTGGATGAAAGTAATCGGCGGATTATACAAGGCATCGACCAGCAGCGCAGGCACCACAGCCGGTTGGATACCCAGGGCCGAGGCCGTGGGCGGAATGAACCATTGGCCGCCCGCCATCGTGCTGAGCCAAAACGGCATCGCATTGGTATGGCCAATCTTCAAGGCCGCCAGGGTCGTCGCCACCCAAGTACTGGCAGGATCGATATCCACTCGCAGCACACCACGATTGCATAGATCAACCAGCTTGCGGGCGAATTTGTTACGGAATCTGTTATATTCCTGATCGGCGTAGCGCAGTGCCAGGGTCAGATCGAATTGGCTGGACGACGCCAGCAGCATGGCCTTGAGCAGGGTCGCCCGATGCTGGAGAACCTGGGTGCCGAGAGACAGATCGCGCGGACTGTCGCGATAGTTGTTGCTGGCACTGGCCGTGCCGCTGAAATTGCTTTGCTGGCTGATCAAGTCGGCAAAATGCTGCTGGACATCGCTGTTCGACACCCGGCTAACCTCTTGCGCCAAGGGATTGGCTTGCAAATTGACCGGAATATCCCAAAAGCCATTGATCGCGATCGACTGGCTGGTGATGCCCGCATCGTGCCACGGCGAGTAATATTGCGGATCACCCGCGCTACTATGCGTGGCGTAACGATAAAGCCCGATGATCGGCGTCGATCCGGCCAGATATTGTGTCGTGGCGATCGCATTGTCGTAGACAATGATACCATTGCTGTCAAACACCAAGGGTTGCAAAATGACCGGATCGGCCGCCCCGGTGCCCAGCGCGTAGCCGAAAATGTGATCGCCATAAAACGTGCTGTTGGGATAACGAACCGGATCGTTCAAGGGCGCGGGGGTGGTGCTGAGATCATACAGCATGAACAATGGCGCCACATCCTCCGACCAAATCTGCTGGAAGGTCATGGAAGTGCCTGCCGCGAACGGTCCCAGTAGCGCAGGCAAGGGTGTCGCCAGGGTGACCGCAGTGGATGCTGTGGTGATGACTGTAACAACCGGAATCGGCGTGGTTAACGTTTCGCTCGTGACACCGATCTCGACATCAAACCCCTTGACGGTGGTGGCGACCGGCAAGGTTCCCGCGAAGGTGAGGGTGCTGCCTTGCTGAGGGGTCGGTTTGTAGAGTGAGGCAGAGCATTGCCATAACACCAGATCGCGGACGAATTCGATGATTGGGCGCAAGGCTTGACGGCTGACGAAATCCACTCCGGCCCACAGGAAGGTGGCGCGATGCACCCACAGATTGCGGCTCGACCATGCGTTGGTTTGCTGCGATGAGCGATCAATGGTGACGTATTGTGCCGCGAGACCCCGGATCAGCGTGCCATACGGGGTGAACCGGATGCTCTGACCGACGCCATCGATGATATACTGATCGAAGGCCGCTGCGTCCCAGGGCGTGGTATCCCAGGCCGGACCACCCCAGCCTTCGGTCAGATGCAAGGTATCGTAGATACGCAGCAGCATCCCCGAGCTAAGCTGGGTGACCGGCGGACTGGGCGCGCGTGAGGGGGTAGTATCATTTGAGGTGAGTCCGGTCACATCGATGCTCGTCATGTTGGTCACGGTGCCGATAAAGTCGGCAATGCGCGTCACCATGACCACTGTGCCAAGAGCAGGCGCATCTGCGAAGATCAGACTGCTGCCATCCGGACTGAGGGTGGTTGGCATTGTTTCACCCGCAACATAACCGGTCGGGGTTTCCTGCGCGAGGGTGATCGAGGTCATGGATGGTGGCAGGGCGAACAGCGTGGTAACCCCGTCGCCGGTATAATACGTGATTGGAACGTTAATCGCCAGGACCGGCATATCCTCGGCGCCATCGCCAAACCAATAGTATTGCCGATAGTTCATCCAGGCGTCGATATTGATGGGCGGCGCCCAGCTATACAATGCGGTGTCGAACAGCCGCTGCTGATTGCTGACGATCGCCCCGGTGTCATCGAGATAAGAAATGAAATCCGGATAGGTCAGGGCATTGCGAATCGTATTGCTGGTGGAATTGAGGCTCACCATGCCGGGTTCCAACTGGTAGAACGCGCGAGTCTGATCCGGTTCGGCGAGATAGAAATCGGTGGTCGGGTCGGCCCCGCTGATTTGGTGACCGATGTAACCATTGATACTGTCGGAAATTCCTGGCTGGAATAAGGCATCGACCGTGGCGCCGAAGAAGGCGGTCAGGTCGGCGGTTTGGTTGCAGCCGGGCAGCAGGGAGATGAAACGCCGTTTGGTCATTTAATTTGCGATCCGCAGGTTGGTCGCGGTGTTGGACGCGATCAGAACGATATCTGCGACCTGTGCCACGCTGATGAAAATCTCGTTGGCTTGGCACGGTATCTCGAACCCGTCCCCGAATGCGCCATTCGCGATCACTGGCACGATGACGACAGACAGGATTTGCCCGACCAGTTGCTGATGGATATACGCGGCCAATTCGGTAAAGTAGAACGTTTCGCCGAAATCCCAGTTGCTGACGGCAAAGAACACATTGATTGCGGCAAGGATGCTGCTCTGGATTTCGCCATCGCTGACTGCCGAATTGGTCGCCCGGACGACTTTGAATTTGGCTTGCAGGGCCGGATCGGCAGCGGCACCGAACAGGAATTGATATTGCACGGGCCGCCACACGATCGTGTCGGAGAACATCTTGAAATCTTCCAACCCGGAAAACGCCAGACTGAGGTCCAGTTCGGTTGGCGGATAGGGTTGCTGGGCGGCAATCGCGCCCGCTGTGATCCATTGCCGCACCGCACTGTCATACGAGTAGGTCAGGCAAAAAATATCGACGATATTGGTGCTGGCCGGATCGATCCGATGATCACTCGGGGCGTAATGTTGCCAATGAAAGAATAACGCATCGCCACTGGGCGTGGCGCTGGCCGAGGCGCTGATCCAATTGGCCGCGACATTCGGACCGCGTCCGATGGCGAAGCGATAGCTGCTCGTGGTGTCCTGCGTCCAGCCGGTGAGTTGATACACCCAAAAGGTTTCATTCGCTAATGGGGTGACCGAAGAGACGACCTGAAAGCCGACCGTGCCGAGCGGCGGGGTATCCGCTTGCAGCAAACCATCATTGTCATACCCGTTCACTGTGTAATATGGTTGGTCATACGGAGGCACTGCTGTGTTGCTCCAGAACAAATAGTTTGTCGCCGGGCTGCCGGAGATGAGGTTGTAAAACGTGTCGGGCCGATCCGGCACGCCATCACCGTTACTATCAGCAAACAAGACCGTGGTGCGCCGGGGTTCGGCCGTGCCATCCGGATAGGTCCAGAGCCGATCGATGGTGAGGCCGTAATCGATTCCCAACGCATAGCCCCTCGGGTCGTTCAGATTGGGATTGATCCGCAGCACGCTGAGATTATCGGCCGTGGCTTCGCCCGTGGTCTGCGCCAGGGTGCGCACGCCATTGTCGTACCATTCGACCGCGCCGAGGCTTTCGAACACATAGCGCAGGCCGCGCGTATTGATCCGCCACACGCCGCCGACAATGTTAACCAGCCCGATCAGCACCGTGGTCCCATTCGGCCCGCCCAGCGTCGCCTGAGGCGCGCCAAAACTGTTCTGCGCCGTGCCCAGAACCCAAAGCCCGGTGGCATAATCGTAGAGCAGCGAGAAGGACAGCCGCAGATCGAGATAGCCCGAGAGCATATTGACCGACAACCCGCTCGGGGTGTTCAGGGTCGATGGCACCGTGGTAACCACCTGGGGCAGCACAGCGAGCAGGATCGCCCCGCTTGGCAGGCTTTGCGACAGCGTCACTGGCCCTGCCGTATTGACCACCAAGGGGGTATCGATCGCATTGCCGAGGCTGACCACCGAAACCCAAACCAGGGTGCTGTTGACACTGAACTGTAACAGCGCCCCGACCTGGATCAACCCGGCCGCAGCGGGCAGGCTGGGGAGGGCGACGCGGCCCCGATTGGCATCATGGATGAACGTCCCGCTGGTGTTGAATAATGCGGCACTGGACGGCGCCCAGGTAAAGGGCGCACCGGCCTGATCGAGCGGCGCCCGGATGGTGTTGTTCCGGACATTCTGCAGCAGCACGTCGCGGATCAAATTCGCTGTGGTATACTGATTGATCGCAGGCACGATATAATCATTGAAGATTTGTAATGAGGTGCGATTGAGCGTAGTGGGCACTTCGAAATAGGTATTCGCCGGATCGCTGAAGAACAGGCCATCCTCGCCGAAGATCGACAGGTCCTGATAGGTGCCGGTCGGATCATGCAGATCGATGTAGCGCGATTGGCCACTATAGACTCGGTTGACGGCGTTGATCTTGACCGCCAGATTGGAGGACAACGGAAAGGTATTGTAGTCCTGACCGGACACCATCCGGTTCTGCGTACCATAGACCTGGGGGGCGCGCTGGCGGATTTGCTCGATCGTTTCGGCTGCACTGGCATTCGCCACGGTCTCCAGCAGCGAAAACGTCAGATACACCAGCTTGGGCGATCCGGCGGTGTTGAAATATTGGATCGGCAGTGTGATGTTGCTGATTTCGCTCGGCTGGATTTGGTAGGTCAGACCGTTGGACACCCGGTAGGTCACCGCAATATTGCCGACCGGGGCGAGACCGAAACTGCCATCCGAGAACCGGAGGGTGACCTGATCGTTATCGCGGGTCAGCACCGAGTAGATTGTGCGTACGGTATTGGCGAGATTGTTATAGGTGATATTATTGTTGAAGATCGCCGGGACTTTGGTCCAATCGATTTGCACGGCGCCATTGTCATCGACGGTATCCACCCAGATATCGTTATTATTGACGTTGCTTACCCCCAGATCGAGCAACTGGTTCTGCACCGGGGTGGCGATCTGGAACACCTGTTGGGCGGTGTTCCCTTGTTTGAACAGCAGGAAGAAACCGGTGCGCGTGCTGGCATAACCATTACTGTCGTTCAAATAATACAGTTGCAGGGCATTGGCTGGATTGGGATCGCGTTCGAACAGAGTGCCATTGTCGCTGAAATCGCCATTGCAAATCTCGAACGCCATCACGGTGCCGCTGACCGTGGCGCTGAAACTCAGGCTGGAGGCGGAAGCCAAACCGTTGATCCGGTACAGGTCGGTGCTCACATTCGCCACCGTGCCGGAGGCTAACGGCAGGCCGAACGGATTGGTTTGGATGAACGCGGCGTTCATGACCAGGGTGAATTGTTCTTGCCAGTTGATATTATTCGGGTCATTCCAGACCACCGCCTGATTGGCGAGATCGTTACCAAGACTGTCGTACACATCATCACTGGTCGTTACCTGGGTGAGTTTCAGCACGCCAGTGGCGGGTTGACAGCGGCTCGGATTGTATGACAGGAAACGCGCCAGTCGCAGGATGCTTTCGCGCGATTCGGCGGTGTCGATGAAGTTTTCACGCGCCGCGATATCGGTCTTGAAGGCCAATGTTCCCGCCAGCCAGGAAAGAAGATCGGTTATCGCGACAAATTCCGAGGAGATGATCCAATCATTGAAGTTCTCGGGATAATTGACGAGGATGTAATTCCTAAGAGCTTGATTGATGCTTACCGGGTCGGTGGCGTTGAAATTGATCTGGGTGAAACCCTGATAGATCGAAGTCCATTCGTCTCCTGCGAGGAGGTCTGTTTGCCGCGAACTCACTGGAATGGTCCTTATGACTGATTGAAATAGGTGGTTTCAGAGAGTTCAAAATTGGCGCTGAATGTGGCGATCACGTTCCAAGGCAGATACAAAAGCGTGGCTTCGATGCGAAACCCTTTGTCGATTTGCAGCGGAGTGATCGTCTGGGGCACCACGCGGGCATCGAGGTTGCAGATGCGGGTGGCTTCGGCTATGATCGCACCGGCCAGGATCGGCGTCATCGGCTCAAACAACATATCCCACAGTTTGCAGCCGTAGTCGGGCCGCATAACCCGCTCGCCCACCCGTGTATTGAATGATGTCATCAGATCAATATTGATCAGATCAATGTCATAGAGCGAACGCACGCCGGTGATATTCGAATACAGCGTGCTATAGCCGAGGAAATACCGTGTAAGCTGACTGGAACTGTTTGATTGGGTAATGACGGCCATGTTTCCACCTAGATGGAATATTTAGCGGCGGCTATAAACCCTCCGGTTAATCACCTAGTGGAATTCCGGCGATTCTTCGTCTTGTTTGGCGATGTCTTGGATCGCCTCCATATCGGGCCACGTGGTTTGCACCAGCCGATAGAATTTATAGAACCGACGCGTAAACTTGCGTTGGTAGACGGTGTTAAGACTGTGCAGCCACGCGCTTTCGAACCAGATGTCATAGACCCGGCGAAATTGGCTATAACTAATGGTCTTGAAACGATCGGGTGGCTTCTTGGCCATCGCTAGGAGAGCGAGTTTGTAGATAATTGTGTGCAGGCCTTGTTGATAATAGCCATTGAATTCGATCGGGCTGTTATAATACGCGGCCCGATCGGCAACTGGCGGTTTGCCGGATTTGGCGACATTGGCTTTGTGTTGGGTATAGCCGCGTCGATAATCCATCACATGGGTAAACTCATGGGTGAACTGTGCCCAGTCGAGTTTGTAGCCGAGGTCGATTTGGTCGCGCGGATCGTCTTTCAGCATCATCACCAAAAGCATGTGTTGCCGTCCGGCCATGGTGGCGGTCGTGACATAGGCATCACTGGTGGATTTTGGGTTCCAGCCGAGGCCGATATAGAGGTCCTGATAGGGGATGCCGACTTCGGTGGCGCGGAGCAGCCACAGTTCATCGCCTTTGGCCGTCCGGACATTAAAGAGGCCCATGTCTTTGAGCGGCGTCTTGGCATTGGCTTGGTAGAGCCATTGCGAGAACTTATGCGAGGCGCGTTGTGCATAGCGCAGTTTGCGCAGGTCAATCTCAGGCGTCTCGAAGAGTTCCGTCGCATGCATAACGATATTTAGGTTCCTAGCGGTGAAGTGTCGCCGTTTCGTTGGACCCGAGAATTCTGTGAAACCGAGCAAAAAACCTGTTGACGGGGGCGATCGAGGTTTCTAGAAGATGCGCCACGGCAGCCCGGCTGCTGGTCCTTGGAAAACAGGTGTTGAGATGAAGGTAACCGTGAGGCGGGCTGACCGCTATGTTCGTGCAGCCATTGACGCAGCGAAGAAGTTTTCTCTCAAAGCGGCCGAGTCGATTTCCATCCATGACGCGTTGCTGCGCGGTGATAATGACGGCAGGCCGCCTAGTGCGTTGCTTGATCGTATCAATAAACTGGCGCGGGAGAACACCGACGCGTTGCAGACGGCGGTCGGTTTGATCGAAACCGCTTACGCGATCCGCCAGCAGATTGCCGAGGCGAATCTGCACCATGGGATTTCGGCCATCCTGACTCGCGAGCAAGAAATGAAGCTCAAGGAGACCATTCTGACCGCGATGTTGGGTCAACTTGCCGATACAGGCGAGGAAGCCGAAACGGCGATCACCAAGGCGACCCATGTGCGGACGAACCCGCCGACCAGTCGGGACCTGTACGGCGAGGTGCGGGATCGGATTTCGGTGATGGTGCCGCATGCGGACTTGCGCACTGACATTGAGACCCATCTGCGCAAGCTCAAGAGCGATCAAGTGGCAGCGAATGAACGGCGCAACTTCTTGAATGTGACTGTGCATATCGAACTCGACTCGAAGGCGGTTGACACCTTGCGTATGGCGCACATCATCGAGTCATAGAGCTAACCCGAGAGCTTCGGCTTTCCGGGTTGGGGCGAAGCGGGAGATTGTCGAATCGGAACAATTTGGCTCACGCCATGTCCTTAAAAGACACCATAATGGGAATACGATCTTTGCTGTCCATTCCATGTTCCATTGGGACCACTGGTTGTCCTGGGCCACCACGATCGTTGTTCGTTGCTGGTTGTATTTGCTGGATGCTGGTTGCTCGTTCCAGATTTGCGTCTCTCGCTTTCGTTCCCCCACAGTGTCAGCTTGAGCGGACCGCAACATTGGGTAGCGGGAGCGAGACCACGGGTGCTGCGATACTGATCTGACAGTTGGACAGGCGAGCGGCGGCAGCCTCGATTGCCGCCATCAGATTCTCAAGGGCGGCAATCAGCTTGATCATTTGTTTGATATAGTTCAAGTTGACGGTGATTGATGGCGCCACGAAATTGGTGATCCATTTGATACATCCGCCCAGACTGGTTGGTATGGTGATCAGAATATTCAACACGGCGATCTGCGATTCCATCGCCTCGATCTCGGTTTGGATTTCGGCCATCGCTTCATCGACGATGGCCTGGATCGCCGCGCATGGATTGATCGCATCGACATCATCCGCAATGCCATTGATCTGATCGGTAATGTTGGCTAGGTACGCCGGATTGAAAACGGCCGCGCCTTGTGGCTGCATGATGAACTCTCAAAAAATGTTGGTGATGATGCCGTTCTGCACGGTGACGATTTGCCCGGTCAGTGTGCTGAATGAGCCGCTTGCGCCGACGCCGACTTGCAACACATTATCGATTTTGACCACGGTGCCGCCGATCTCGGAATAACTGTTATTAACCGGGGGTGTTGGGGTTGTGCCGCTCATGATCTTCTCCGTTATATCGTGTCTATTTAGATCGTCATCGCCGCATAGGTGACGTTTGGCAGGTCTTGCGCGGTCCAGGCATAATTGACCGATTCGAACGCGCCTGCCCGCGATCCCAATGATCCCCAGTATGCGGTCGGGAATTGGCCGCGAACCAAGGGTCCGGCCACTACCACCACAACATGGCCGTGGATATCGGGCTGGGCTTGCTGACTGCCATTGAGACCGGCCACAACCAACTGCCCGGCTTGCGCGCTCGCTGCCGCTGCGACCCCGTTGCTGAGCGGACTCCACTGGCCGCCAGCTTTCAGCGCTGCGGTAATCGCATTGGCATTGCCTGTGATGGTGACCCCTAGAAGACTGCCCACGGCCTGAACAAACCCACTGCAATTGCCGGTATGGGCCGGGTAGGCTTGGATACAGGCGGCTTGGACGCGATTGGATGCCTGTGGATTGGACCCCAAGTTCACAGCAGCGTAGAGCCGGGCGTTATCTGGACTGGCGATATCAAAGGGAATGATGCGTTCCCCGGCGGGTTGACCGGGTGCTTGGCTGTAAACTTGTATTCCGGCTATGCCGGTATAGTTCGGATTGCCGATTTGCACGATGCCAAGATAAATGGCGGCATGATCGCGATAGGTGCCATTGTCGTTAAAGATGGCAATCGGCTGATTGGCCGCCCAGGTGGTGTAATCGGCATTGCCTTTTTTCCATTGCGTTGGATTTGACAAGTTGGAGAGCAGGGAGGCGGGTGATGAGGTCGGCCCGACGAAGCCATTCGCGTTGGGTTTGAGGGCCGCCAGACCGCCAGGGGTCTGGTCGCACTCGCCGCTCCCGCCAACTGGCGCATTGATCACGGGGGGTGGCACGACCGCTGGGCGCCCCCCGCCCAGTGTCGCCGAGCTTGCTGGTTGGGTGGCCAGATTGACGGGCTGTGGTGCGGCCATGGCGGCAGCCGCGCTCGCAGTTGGATCGAGAGGGGTGGCTGGATTGCCTGTGGTGTTGCGATCACAGGGAGCAGGTAAACCATATTGACCGGAATAGGCTTTGGCTTTGGCATCGGCGATGGCGCTGAGACTGGCCACCACCTCGGCACAACTGCGGTTGCGAAAGATCGAAGGATTGGCGGCAGCGGCGGCCGGGAAGAGGCTTGCGGCACTATCGTTCGGCGTGTTTTGGGCTGCCGCGATCAGTTTCGGGCCGCCACTCGACCCGGCAAAATGCATAATGTAGAGTTGCCCCGGTGTCGGATTGTTGATGCCTTGTTTTTTCAGCAGCGCGGCATTGTCATTGATGAACTGACCACCCATCAAGGCGTTACTTTGCGCCTCATTAATCTGGCTGAACCCGACGTTATATTGGTTACCGTATTTCGTCACCATGGCGCCCCAGGTGCCTTGGGTGAATTGATACAAACCAGTCGCGCTACTGGTTTTGGCGCCGATACCGGGCTGAAAGCTCGATTCCATATCGGCAAACGCCAACATTGTGGCGGGATCGGCATTGGTTTTCGTGCAGGCTTGCATGATCGCGTTGAAGACTTCGGTCGAAATCGGCTTGGTGCCTGCGGCTCCCGGACTACACCCGGTATCATTGAGCGTGCCATCAGCATTGACGTTCGATGACGAGCCTGCGCCAAACGTTCCGGTGGCATTGATTTCGGTGCAACTGGTGGGCGGCGGCGGAATGTCGCCATTGGGATGATCGTGCCAGGGTTCATGCGTTGGCATCCGACTGACGATGGTGTTGATCTGGGCACCGGCTTTCCACAACGGAATCGTGTCATTAACGAAGCTTTGCTTGGCGTCGCCGTGCATCAGGCCGACTGGCAGGACCGGCGGGGTGATGGTGACCGGCGAATCGGGCATGGCGGGCGGGGCCGCCCCGGTCATGTCGAGAACCGACGTGCCATCCCGCATTTGCTGACTTCCGGCCCGCTGAGACATCTGCAAACCGGATTGTAACCGCAGATTGCCCCCGGCCAGGACGTTCAGATCGGCGGCAACATTGACACTGCCTGCGCCGCCTGCCTGCATGATGAGATCGACCGCCGAGGTGACCTGAAAATCGGAGGCGGCGATATTCAGAATATTGCCTGCCGAGGTCAATTCGATATTGTTATTGGCATTCAAGTTGATTTTCGCGTTGGCCTGGAGTTGCACATCAGCACGCGCGGCGGCGGTGATATTGGCTCCGGCACGCATATGAATATTGCCGCCCGCATCGAGCAAGATGTCGCGATCAGCGCGAATATTCAGGTCCTTTTCGGCCCGCATACTGATCGAGTCAGCGGTATAGATATCCACCCCGGTATCGGAAACTTCGATCCAACTGTTGCCGTTTTTGGAATTAATGTAGATGTAGCCTGAGGTTTCGTGAATCAACACCTGAGCGCCCGAGCGACTGCGCAGGCGGATGAATTCATTTGCGGTATTATCATCCACATGCATAGTATTGCCGCGTGGCGACAAAAAGCCGAACACCTGGGAGGGCGATTCACGCCGGGCTGAGGTGGAAGCCGAGCCCCGTTCGGTATCGCTGGTCAGACCCTCGATGGCGAGTCCATTGGCCAGCGGTTCAAAACGCGGGCGGCGCGGATTGGTCGTGTCGCCCACACTGGCTTTGTTATACTCAACCACCGGGGCGATTTTCAGTGGGGTACCTGGTTCGGTGGTGACATTGACCGCGATGCCCGGCACCATCCAATTCATGTTTTGTTGATAGGTGCAGCCCAGCCAGTAGCCGCGCGACATATCGTTATTGGCGAAAAACACCACGACCTCGTTATTGAGATCGGGCGGCACCGCCCAGAAGCCATAGGATTGCTGCGATCCATCCATGGTGATGCTGGATTTGGACAGTTTGGTCGGATCGGTCGATCCGGCAAACGGACTGACATAACTCACCGTGATCCAGGAGCCGGGATCAGTCGGATCGCCACCACCCAGTTCGGGAATATAGACCCCAAGCCGCCCCATGCATTGCGCGTCGGTGTTCTGTTTGACAAAACCGATATAGATCGCCATAGGCAACGATTGACTGGACGGCTGAAAGGCGTTGGGAACGCGAGAACCGATCATGAAGAACCTTGTGAAAATGAGTTAGCGCCAAGGGAAAAATATGAGGCGGGGGTGGTGCCATTGGCGTCTTGCGGATTGGCCCCACTCTTGATGAAATTGGCCGCGCCAGTCGGCCCCGCGATATGTGCTGCTGCCAATAAGCCTGCGGTTTGATTGGGTGTGGTATCGCCGGTGATCACGCCCTGATTGACCAGACTCTGATAGTTACGTTGCATACCCGTATCCATAACCTGATTCTGCACAGTGGGATTGGCGAGATAATCACTTAGCGAATGGATGCCGTCCTTGCCGGTCCACGAACTGTCTTGCTGGAGCACGGATGAATCGGATTTCGCAGCGATCGCCGAGGCCGCTGTGGTGTAGCCTTGATCGGCCAGATAGGCGGCGCCGGTTTGGTATTGCCCGACAAAGCCGAGGCCGTTATTGCCTTGTGCGGGATTGTTGCCGGATTCCTTGGCGCCGAGGCTGGCTTTGAGCGCAGCGGTTTGATCGGCTGTGAGATTGCCCACCGTCGTCGTGTCAGCGGCTTGCAGAGCCGTGGGGATCGCGGCCGTGGAGGGGCTGGTGCCTTCGGTGAGGCTTTGCAGGGTGCTGGCGCTCGCGGGGGTCGCTGATTGGGTCATCTGGGCTGAGGACCCGGCCCCACCATTGGTGTTGGCTGAACTGCCTGGGGTATTGGAACTGCCGGTGATTCGCGCCGGGTCGAGCAACAGTTCACGATTGGCCATGATGGTCTGTTTGAAGGTGCCATCGGTGAAAAAATTGTTAATGCGGGTCACGGTGTAGAGTCCACCGAAGATCGGGCTGTCCTTCAACACCGGCTTGAAATCTTCGCCGACAGCACTCGGGTACCGGAACTTCAAATAGAAAAGCTGTCCACCCCCGGACCATTCCGGCAGATCGACGAACGTGGCCGGGGTTTCGGCGCGCAGCGCGATTTGTCGTTGCAAATTCGATTGCCCGAGCCAGAACGGATCGCCGCGTATCTGCATCTCGATCTGATTGAATTTCGTCATGAAGGTGGGGTCTTCCTGTGCCAGGATCGCGCCCGCGACCGATTGATCGCGCGTGTATTGCCCGGAAAAGCCATCCTTACCGCTTGCGATTTTCGCACCCTGCGTGCTGGGCCAAAATGGGATCAAGATCGGCAGATTCTGATTGGCGCTGGTTTTACTGGCGAGCGCCGTGAGTAAATCTTCGACGAACACTTTATTACTACCTTGCGCGACCTCGGACAGCGTTTTCGGAGTGGATGTGGTGCCGGAAGCATTATTACTGGCCGCCATCGGTGTATTGCCCAGCGACCTCGGTGTTGTGCCGGGCACGTTACCGGTCAGCGAAGCGGCAACTGACCCTGCCACCCCGTTCGCTTCGACCGTGCTCCGGGCATTGGCTGGTAATGCGGCCAGTGTCGAGGCCACTGAGGTCGAGCCGCCGAACAATGCCGCCGTCTGAGCGCCGATGCCATTGGCCTGCACCAGACTGGCCAGGGACGGGCTGTTGGCCACGTTAGCGGGGGTTGCCACGCACGCTGCGGTGACCGGGGTGCCGCCCGTATTGTCCACCGTGACGTTCTGTTTGCCACTCCCGACCGTCAGATCGATATTGGCGGTGTCGCGATCGTAGGTAGGGCATTGGCTGGCGGGATTGTTGGCCGCATTGGATGAGACCGAATCCATGCCCTGGCGCGCGCCCGCATAGCTTGGGGTTAGTGCCTGAAACATGAAGTTGAAATCGTAATTGAATTCCAGCACTTCGGTGTTGAGACCGGTAAAGACAAAATCATATCGTTTGTTTAGATACTGGTTATCGATGAGTTTCTGAATCATCTGGCGTTGCACGGCGGGGTCTTTGGCATTGTCGGTTTGGGTTCGGCTGATGATGGCGCTTTGCGAGGCGCGTGATCGCACATTGTAGACGACTTTTCGGGTGTAATTCAGGGACGTGCCATCTTTATCATGGCCGGTGATTTGCGAGTCCGCCTCGACCGAAAACAACACCGATTCGCGAAATTTGCAGCCGTTGGTGGTATTTGAATCGAGGTCCTGTCCGGGGTTGTTGGGCAGATCATCGATCGTAATGGTGTGGCCTTCTTCGGTATGTTGGATCGACGACATAATAAAATTTTGGGTGCTGGCTTGCGGATTAACCACTGGGCTATACTTGCCATTCACCATATCATCCGCTTTGGACGGGCTCTTGCTGGGTTCTTGCGCTTTCAGCTTGAAGTTTTTCGGGTCTTTGCCGATGGTTGACGCTGGGCCTTTGTCGATCGGGAAACTGACGATGGAGATGTCCAACAGCGGCAGATTCTTGCTCTTATCGACGCCTTGGGCATCCTCGCGCGCCTTATTGACCTTCGTCGCGTAATCGTCCCAAAGCGCCCCCAACGTGTCGCCGACGACGCGAAACGGGGTCATCGACGGCGCATAATGAATGCTGTTATACTGATCGATCAAAGCGGCCGATTCATTCGTCATCAACGTGATGGTATAGACGCCGCCGCCCTCGTTCAGTTTGACATCGATTTTGGTAATTTGGATCGAATAGGTCCAGACCCCGCCGTTACTAAAGTCCTTCGCGGGATTGACATAATTGCCGTTTTCGTCATAGCCTTTGAATTGCACTTCCAGATAGTATGAGCATTTGGTAAAATCAGAGATCGCCAGCTTATTGGCAGCGGCGGGGAAACTATCCAGGAAGCTGGAACCCAGCGGATCGGTCACCACCAGGGTAAAGACGCTGGGCGTCATGTAAAGCGTTCGCGCCGTGCTGGCGGCTACCGTGTCGATTTCGAGGGACTTGATATTGAACCCGGTCACGCCGCTTTCGGCGATGGTGACTTGCGGGATCGTCTGCATCTTTTGGTTCAGCGTGCTGATATCGGTGGCGCCGGTCTGCGCCACCATGTCGCCTTCGCGCGCGAGGTAGAAGCGGATATGATAGGTTGGTTGGTAGACCGAGTTCAGCGCATTGCCCTGCATGCCTGCAATCATCGCATCGAATGAAGCGGCAGCAGGCCGATTATCCACGGGCAGGGCCTTGATCGGCGGGGCCGGGTCGGTGGCGGGGGCTTCCGGCGATTTCGGCAGGAAATCGGTCTGCAAGCCGGGCAATCGGTTATCGGAAAAGCTATCGGCCGTGGCGCCCTCGACCGGCAGCCCGTATTGCTGCGAGGTATCGACATTGGCGCTATTGCCCAGGCTCAGGGTGAGCGGGGCGGCGACCGGCTGGGGCACAAAGCCCGGTGGATTAGGCACCACTGCCGGAGCGACCACCTCCTGCTCGGGGCTGAATGGTTTGATCACCATGGTCGGGATGGCGGCGCTGTTGGTCAGACTGCTGGGGGTGCCATCGGTCGGAAAAATCTGCAACGGCGCAATGCCGGGGCGAAAAATATCGGCCATCAGGCGCCCGTTACGCGGCGCAGATAATCATGCTGCGGCACCATGATCTGCAATCCTGGCAGGAAGTTCCAGATCGGGTCGCCGCGCAGAAACGGATTGCGCTCGCAGAATACCCACCAGAAGGCGGGCGACGCATACAAGTCATAGGACAATCGGTCCGGGCGATACTGATGTTGCGGCAGTAACGTGTAAAGCTGATCGGTGCCATCCGGCGGCACCGCGCGAAAGACAAAGCGGCCGATTGCCCAACTTTTCTGTGGAGTCGCGCTATAGGGCGAATTGGCGGGATAGGTGACAACACTCATGATCAAATCCTCTGTCCAATATTTAGGCGGACAGGATTAACCAAGCAGTTTTCTACTTGTACTTTTGAAATCCCGCCCTATATAGCAAGCGGCTTCATTTTAGGTTTATCGCATTATGCAGAAGATCAAGTATATTACGAACCGTGAACTCCTGTCTGAGATACACAATTCGAAGAACAGCTATTGCAGTTACTTGGCGCCGGAATTCGCCAATTTTGATATGATCGTGGCCTCGTTGGATGATGTCACTCCGGAACTGTTTCAGCAGGCGGTCGAGAGCAAGGCGTCAAAACTGTCCAGCAAGACCTTAACTATTGATCCGGCCAGTCTCGATCGCGAGGAAATCGTCATTCGGCTGATGTCGGATACGCATCTGCCAGCGGAGGCGGATGAGAAACGCCGCAAGGCGTCCAGCACTGGCGGCTGGGTGGTGAAGACCAACTTCCCGCCATTCCGCCATTTCATCCTGCGGGAAGGCAAACCGGTCGAGGTCGGCCGGTCGCATTGGCATGGCGGCTTGGAGAACGGCAATTTCACCCTCGAATGCGGCGGGATGTCAAACCGCTTGGCCAATATGTTCATCCTGCTGGTTGAACGTTACTCGCGCGGTGGTAGCTGGCGCAACTATTGTGTAGATCAAGAAACTGAAGCATTGACTCAGCGAGGCTGGCTGAATGGCGACGAGATCAATGAAGATGATATCATTCTGTCCTATGAAAATGGTCAGATGAAATGGTCAAAGATCAAGTCGATCTTCCGGAACGACGAGTATGATGGCAAGATGTTCCATCTTACCGTGACAGGCATGGACGCACTGGTGACGCCACACCACAAGTTCGTTACGGATAAGGGGTTGAAAGAGGTCGAGCTTCTGATCGAAAAAGATCGTTTGGTCTTGATAGGCGATCCGGTCGCCGACACGGATACAACCTATACTGACGAATTCGTTGAACTGATTGGATGGACTGTAACCGAAGGAAGTTACTATTTCGAGGAAGGACGCAACTACTGCCGGGTGTCTATTTCCCAGAACGAAGGTGCAAAAGCTGATCGTATCCGCGCATGTCTGAATTCTCTAAAAAGCACCTTTAGCGAGACCCATCGACCGGTCGCAAGCGGCACTTTGGTAGTGTTCAATTTGACCAAGGAGATGTGTGACAAAATCCTAGCGGTAGCCGAAGGTCGCGTTCTTTCCATGCCCTTCATCCTGACGCTGTCACAAGCGCAAAGAGAAATCTTGATCAACACGATGGTGGACGGTGACGGAAGTCGGACTAAAACGTTTGGCGCCGATAACAAGTATGGCGGCTATCTCAGATACAGCCAGAAAGACAAAAAGCATCTCGACGCCTTTCTGGCCCTATGCACGCTCGCCGGTCATCGCACCACGACACGCCTACGAGACGATATCGTGTCGTTTGGTGTTCCGACCTCGATCAACGAAGTCAACATCTTTTCAAAGGCGCACGATATTTTCCGGCACTCGATGGTCGAAAACATCGATTTCCACGGCGGTAAAAGAAACGGGAGGGCGCATCCTGGCAAGGCTTATCATCCAAACGAACCGACCGTAAACTACAAAGGCAAAATCTGGTGCCCAGAAACCGAATACGGCTCCTTTATGTGTCGCAGAAATGGCACAGTGTATCAAAATGGCAATACCTACCTCGACGAAATGCGTAGTCATGCGCTCGTGCAACTGGCTCAAGTTGGCTTACAATTCAACGAGGCGCGGTCGGATAATCCATTTAGTTTTTACACGCAAATTATCAAAAATTGCCTGAGTGGTTCAACGATGATCTTGACCCGCGAGTATGGGTCGATCGCGATTCAAGATGTCGCGGAACAGGATGTCACGTTACTCGATGGAAACGGTGATTGGGTCAAATCGCACATCCATGACTACGGGATGCAAGACACGGTCAATCTCAATTTCTCGGGCAATTTCGAGAAGGTGTCGATTCGATCAACACTCGATCATGGTTGGGTACAGGAAGGAACCGGTGAGAGAATCAACACCAAGCATTTTGTCGATGGTAATGGCTATCGCACCAAAGAGGTTTGGACTGCTGACCTCCGCCCGTCAACCGTAATCGATGATGCAGAGGAACATCGTCGTGGTGTGATTCATGGCTTAATTTATGGCGACGGCAGTCTAAGTTGGGAACCAACTAAGAGTTACTTCATGCGACTGTGCGGCTCTAAGGTGAGCTTGGAGTCTTGGCTCGATGGTTATACCAAATCAAATCCACCATCTGCGAATGGCGACCCGGTTTATTTCCTTCATAATATGTGGTGCGACCTCAAACGCCTTCCGGAAACTCCAGGTCAATCACTGGATTATCTGCGGGGATTTCTACGGGGTTGGCTTGCGGCAGATGGCTGTGTCAGTTCAGAAGGCATAGTCACAGTCTGTGGGGATGTGGCCGAAAGCGAATGGATAAAGCAATGGGCGCCTCTGATCGGCTGGCATTTCGGAAGTTATACACTACTAGCGGAGGTGACCAACTTCGGACGGCGTAACAAAGTAAGCGGAAACCTTGTGATCCAAAAGCGTTCAATGGTCAGCGACGATTTACTGAGAAGCCAACACCGTGATCAATGGATCGAAACCCATCAAGATAAACCCAAGGGCTGGCGGGTCTATCCCGGTAATCGTCAAGCCATTGATCCGAAGAACGAGCGGGTGTATTGCCCTAGTGTTCCCACTACGGGAAGTTTCGCTCTTAGCTCAGGTATTCACTCATTCAACTGTTTTCGCCGGGTACTCAATATCGAACGCCGGGCGCAAGATATCCGGGACGACCTGTTGATCATGGCCGGGGCGATGCCGAGCTATACCCGACAGGTGGATAATGAGATTGAACAGCGTGACCAAGATGGGAGTGATAGCACGATCGAGCGGATCAAGGGCAAGCGCGGTCGGAAACCCAAAAGCGCTGTGCATTAACCAGGATGGGAATAGTTTGTGTTTGAATTGAAAATTTGCGGCTACGAGGAACTTCAGCACGTCATTGCGCGGTGGCAGCCGACCCATGTGCTGAGTGTCCTGAACGGGATGGAGACGCTACCGGGCAACCATCTGTTTATCGAGGTGAGTGACATTCCCCGGCCGATGGAGGGGCATATCCATCCGGCGCGGGCGCATCTGGAACAGGTCTTCGAATTCACCGCCAAGCTAACCGCCGACGATCGTTTGCTGGTGCATTGTTATGCGGGCATGAGCCGCAGCACGGCGATCGCCATCGGGGTATTGATCCAGCATGGCATGGACTCTGAGACAGCGTTCGATCATGTCGCGGCGATCCGGCCGATCCTGATGCCGAATGAGATGTTCATCCAACTGATCGATGAGTATTTTGCTCTGTCGGGTGATTTGGTGAAAATCGTGGCGGATTTCCGGGACAGTGAGATGCAACGGGTCAATCCGCCGGATGGGGTGCGCTCACAGGCCTCGATTGCGGCGATGAAGAGTTTGCTGTTGCGCATGGGCTATTAAGGCTCGCGCGGCACCGACTGGAACAATTCGTCCACCCATCCCGGCGCCGGAGCATAGGTTGGTGTAAGCGGCACACAGATATGGCAGACGATTTCGACATCCTTGTAACGTTTCAGCACGGCTTGGCCGGACGGATAGAGGCCGACCGGCGCGCCGCATTTGGTGCACACATGGCTTCGGTCCATCTTCGGATGGACCCACACCATGTCCGCCAAGCGCATAGCCAACAGGCGGATTTCTTGCGGTTTCTTCGCCAT